ATTCTAAATTTTTCATAATTCCAATGTGAATTAAATACATACCAATCGTATTTGTGATGATTAGCTTTATTTTTAAACCAAGGATATAAGTTAGGTTGATCCCAAGAATTTTTTTGCCAAAGTATATTTACTTTATTTGGATCAGTAGGTATTTTACCAGGAACACTAGTGCAAATTTGCACTTGATCTAATAACTCTTTTTTAACGTATTTGTTTAAAAACTCTAACTGTAACTCAGTTCCGCCTTTAGGGTTTTGGTTTGTTGTCATTTTTACTCATTACTTTCTGCATTATGTCTAAGCCTTTCGGAGAAACCTGTACAGTTACATCCTGTACTATATCCGGTCCTTCTACTTTCTCTTTAAACACTTCACCTGTTTTAGTATTACGCCACGTTGTAACTGTAGTGCAATCAATTATTTTTATATTATCCGTTTTCATTCTCTCTATTTATTAAAGCATAACTTATTACGCCTTGTATCTTACTACTTCCTGTAGCTGCTTGCACAGTTATAGCATCTCCTGCTTCTAAATTCAAGCCTTGTGGTGTTGCATTTATCTGTGACTTAGCGGCCACGTCATCTCTAAAAAATTCATATTCAACACTTGAATCAGAAGAATCTACTAAATTCATATTTACTAGAATTGCTGATGATCCATCATTATTTGCACAATATATACTTTTAATTATAATTGCTCCATCCACAGGGCAAATAAGAGGTGTGGTCTTGCTTGTATCAGTTTGTTTAAAACCTTGATTTTTATATTGTATGGTCATGTTAAAAAATAATTAAATGCGTCTTGTTCATTTTTTAAATCTTCTTGAAAAGAAAAATTAAGTTGTTGTTTCATAGTAGTCATAGACTCAACTATCTGTCTTTGATTTTCTACACTATATTCTTCTTTAGGTTCAGGTATATAATTAGTTAACTTTGCCATTATGCTTTGTTTATTTTTCTTAATGTTTTAGCAAAACGAGCTCGTTGGCCTAATTTGCCTTTTGCCTTAGCTGCTTTATTTAATTTATCTAAAGGAATCTTTTCACCTTTTTTAATCTTTAAAGCTTTTCTTAAAGAACCTGGTTTTTTAATTGCTTTTTTAATGTTTAGTCTTTTTGTCATTTTATCTCCTTCCGTCTGGTTGAGCATCCATTCTAAAACTACCATAACGCCAAGTTTGTCCTGCAGCATCGTTTTCTACTTTTAATGATAGTAATCTTCCTCTTGCTCTGGTGTCTACTTTATCAGTAGTGCTAGTTATTGTAAAGGGTCCGAGTGGTGACCCTGTTTGAATATCAGAAGGAAAATCAGAAATAAACAAAGTTACTTTTGAATCACCGACTAAAAATTTATAGTCAGGCATAAATCTTCTCATAGACATAAATAATTCTCCGTCGTCTATATCAAAATCTCCCGATCTAATAAATGCTGCAATTGCTGTAGTGCCCGAACTGTTAACTTGATCAGTTCCTATTTCATGAGCATAATATATTGATGCTCCATATTTATTTGTAATACCTGATATTTCAGAAAAAACCGGTGTGTTTGTTGTTTCATAATCGGTTGCATAAGGTAAGTTAAACACACCTTGATCTTGATAAGTAGTTCTGTCCAAAGAAGATGTAGTCCAACAGTTTTCTTGATAGTTATAAGTTACACATCGATCTATTTGTAAAGATCCGGACTTAGGATAAAACCAATTTACTTCTGTATATAAAGTGTTGGGTGCTGAAAAAACTGTAGCTGCTGCATCATAATTAATTCCTAGATCACCATTACGTGTAGTAAACACAAAGTCTTCTACTAAACACGGTAAAGCTTTTACTGTCCCATCGTACATAAAAAATCCACCTTCACCCGACATCCAATAAACAGCGCCATTAACATAAGTGGCTGCGTGTTGTGCAATACATCCACAATTAGTTCCTACTTGTCTTACGCTAAATGTAAAAGGTGGTCCTACGAATTGAATTACATAAGCTGCAAGATCGGTTAAAACAAAAACATAATCTTTACCTTGAAGAGCAGCTGTAATTTTATTTCCTGTGTCTAATCTAAAAGTTCCTGCCGTGTTAGTTGCGGTTGGTAAATAAGTATTTAAATCTTCTTGATTAGAAAATCTTACGAACATAGGATCTTGAGTTAAAGAATTACCAATAGTAGTCTCTGTTCCAAAATGAAATAAATGTCTATCTCTATCTGATACTAAAGTAAATCTAGTTTTTGTAGGATTAGCAGAGGTAGAAAAACCTGAAGTTGATTGCGAAGCTCTTACAGTTCGTGGGTTGGTCGCTCCTGCATCCCACGTAAAAGTTTTACCATTAAATATTGTAGCAACTAAAACTTCTCCGAAGTTATCTAAAGACCAGTTACCGGGATCTAAAGTTACATTACTTGTTCCTCGTTCCGTTCCCCAAGTAGAATCACTCCATAAGTAAGTTCCCCAACCATATCCCTTGGTTTGAAAAGTAGGACCCACTTCAACATAAGGATTTATACTAGCTGATCCCGAAGCAGAGGCAGCGCCACTAGCATTAACTCTCATTTGAATTGTAAAACTGTTTGCATCAGGAACAGTTAATATTTCAAAAGCCCCTTCAGTAAAATCAGTTGCTACGTATCCAGTAGGAGGAGTAACGGATGTAAACGTTACATATCTTCCAACCTCTAATCCGTGTCCTATTTTATTTACAGTTACATTATTTTGACTTGAAAAAGTATCAAATGTAGCTCCAGTAATCGCTGTATCTAAAGGAGTAATATCGTAAAAAGCTTCTCCGTAATATAAAAATAAACCTTGAGATGTTCCAATAGCGGTATATCTTTCACCTTTTAAACTAGTAAACGCTAATTGGGCTCTAGCTGCACCAGGTAAAGTTTCATTGGCTTGAGTTAATTGCTGCCAACCCCCTATTTTTTCAGGAGCAGTGTATCTAAAACGAACAAAATCTCCATCTACCCATTGTCCTGGTAGAGCTGAAGGTACGCTTTGTTTGTTAAAACCCGCTGCAAATTTAACTTTTTTGAGTGCCATAATCCTCAATATATAAGGTTTTTATTATTTTGGTAGTATTATATTCCACTCTAGCTTAGATATTAAATCCTGTAAATGGACTTCTTTTACATTATTTTCTTTTAAATATTGATGTAATTCTTCTACATCTATTACAATGTATTGATCTTTCATATCAAATACCATCTTACCTGCTTTAGTTTTAAAGCTTCCTATTTTATTATTATTTTTAATAGGCCTTAAATCAAATTTAAATTTTTGATTATTTAATACTCCCTCTATATCCCACAATTCTTTTTGTTTTTGTTTTTTGTTAGGTAGATTAGTATCGGATAACTTATTAATGAATTTCTTCATTTAAAAATTATTTTCTTTTAAACCAGTCAGGAAGCCCTAAATGTGGACGAGTATCAAACATATTTTCTTTTGCTCCTGGAGTTTTGCGATTATTGTAATGTAAGAATGTTTGTATACATTCTTTGCCTTTAAATTTTTCTCTCCAATGCTCTAACTCACATCCTCTATAAACTAACATATCTCCAGGCTCTAAATTAACTTTAATACCTTTAGACTTACTTATACTCGTTATTCCTTTTTTACCACCTAAGTGTTCAGCTACACCTACGTTTTCATTAGGACTTAAATAAATAGGCCAATCATCTCCTTTAAGATTTAAAGTTGTAGATATTTCACAACTAAATCTATCCTTGTGTCTTTTTAATTCATCACCTTTTTTATATACTCTTGCATAAGTATAAGCCGGATATAATTTTAATTCGGTTATTTTTTCCATTTCTGGTTGACATTTTAACATTAAAGTTTCCATCACAATGTCTGAATAAACACAATAAGTATTTGGTATTTGCTCATGTTTTTGTTCATAAAAACCTAACGTTTTATCAAAGGGTGAAATATAATTTGCTTTAATACAAGTATCAAAAACTTGTTTTTTCATGTTAAGATAATTTGCAATAAAAGTTGCTAGATCTTTTGATATAACTTTACGAATAACAGCATATTTATTTTTTTTAAAACTCATTTAATTGCCTTTTTTGGATCTAATGAAATATTTCCAGAAATACTTACCCTGTCTTTGTTGGATAAATAAAAAGGATATACTAAATGCACTAATGAAGAGGGAAATAATAAAATAGTTCCTTCGTCTTCAGATTCTAGTAGATACGAATAAGTAGCTATTTTGCCTAAAATATTTGTATAACAAAATTCAAAGGTATTAGCCATAGGTGTATTAGAATGTTTTACAAAAGGAATCTCTTTTTCTTTATTATAACTAGATGGAATATCTACCCATATTACAAATGAAAAAACGCCTCGATGATTATGCGCAGGGTTAAACTCAAATTTTTTTTGAAAGTTAACCCAAAACTCATGTAAAACAAAAGAACAACTTTTAGTTAAAACATTAGGCACAATAGCAGCTAAATTTGTAGGTGAATATTGATTTACTAAAGGCAACAACACTGTTTTAAAAAACCAGTCGTTTTTATCAGGTATAGAAAAAGACTCACTTATATTACCAGCTAATTTTTTATTCATTTTATTTTGTTTATCTTTTATGCAAAATTTTAATTTCTTTATTGTATCTTTACTTAATTTATCTTCTATAATTCCTACATTAGGTAAAGTTTTATGCATGTTTAATGATTCCTTTTGGCATAGCTTGTATATTCCAATGTATAAATCTAAAAGGTTCTATTCCAAAATCTAAAGCAAATTCGTGTTCTAAATATCCTGGAAATATAAGTAATGACCCAGGTACAGGTTTGAAATGTATAAGTTCATTACCATTAAAAATATCTTGTTCATTTTTCATTTTTAATTTGGTAGCTCTAGCACCTGTTCTCGGTTCGTGAAATATTGGATACGATGTTTTTTTACTACACTTTAAAAAATAAAACCCGGATACGTGTTGATTCCAATGTATGTGTGCTGCATGATGACCACCACCTTTTTTAGCAAACTCTTGCACCCACATTTCAGTAAACAGGGTTGTATATAAGGACATATCAAAACCTTGATGATCTAAATAGTCCCAAGATTTTTGACCTACATAATTTCTAAAATCTAAAAAATTATTATCTGTCAATAAAGATGTTGAATGGTAAGGTCTTCCAAAGTCTCCATATTGTTTAATCCACTTCTTTTCTTTATTTTTTGCATCCTTAATATATTGATTAGAAGCTTTGTTAATGGATGTAATAAATTCAGGTTTATGTTCAACCCATATTGGTGTTTTAAAATATTCTAAAATTTGCATGTTATTTAAATGGATATCCAAGGTTCCACATCACCAATGAATATCTAATTCCTTTCGTTACTGGTTTAACTCTATGCCACACAAAAGAAGGAAATACAACTATAGAACCTTTGGGTAATATTTCTTTTGCTTTTATTAAATGTCGGCTTTCATCTCTCATGTGGGGCTCATAATTTCTATAGTCAAACTCTAATTCACCCCCTTCATACTCTGAGCCATCTGTCAATTGACATGTCATAGATAGTTTTCTGACTTTACCATGATCATGTTTACCTGGTTTATCATAAGGTTTATCCCAACTATCACAATGCCAATCATAGTATTGATTTAATTTATATTTAGTAAACTGACACGGCTCGCTGCTATCCCATTCAAAATTCCAACCAGCATTTTTGTTTGCTATATGAATATAAGGTTGTAGTTCTTTGTATATCCAATTTTCACTTAACCAAACTAAATCAGAATTTCTTTTTCTTTTTAAATCTAAAACTTCATCTTGAGATAATTTTTTATCACCATAGCCACCTGTTCTAGCCATAACTTCTTTTTGTTGAAGAGCGTATTTAATAATATCATCACATATTCTGGGTGGTACAGCAGATTTAAAACACCAATAGTAATTAGGTATAATCATAAGTTATAGTTTGCACAAAATTTAAAGAGTCTTTCTGATTGTTAGTAATGCAATAGTTGTTAATCGATGGAAACATAATAAACATATTGGGTTTAAGTTCTATATTCCACCATTT